TGATCATCCTGACCGCCCTGACTCTGGATGGTCACCGACTCCACCGCGGTCACCATCAGCGACGGCACCTGGATGAGACCCTTCGCCCCGATCCGCAGGTTCGTTTCGATCAACGCCAAATTCGGCCAGATGTGCCAACCGCAGTAGGTGCGGATCGCGTCGCCGGCCACCTCCAGAAACCAGTTCGGGTCCTGAGCCTGATACGCCGCCCAGTCCGGGTCGCCCGGATCGAGCAGCGGCGGCAGCCCCGTCTGCGCCGTAAGGGCACCACCGCTGGACAGCCCGGCCGCCACCGTCATGGTCTACCTCCCGCGCTATTCGGCCAGGGCGTCGCGCAGCTTGGCCTGCAAATCCGGCTTACGGTCCTCGTGGGAATGCTCGACCCCCAGCGCGTCCAGCTCGGAACGCAGCTCGGCCACCGTCAACGACTCCACATCCACCTCACGCTCGACCGGTTCGGGTCCCTCGAGCTCCTCGACGACCTCCTCCTCGATCGGGGCGTCCTCGTCCACGGTGGCGTCACCCTCAGCCAACAGCTCACCGGTCAACGCGTCAACCAGATCCACCACCTCATCCTCATCGGACACCGCGCACTCGGCCGCGAGCGCCGCAAGCTCCTCAGGGACCTCCAGCCCGGCCGCCTCAAGCGCTTCCACCCGCTCGGCCACCGCACGCGCCCGCGCCACCTGAACATCACGCACATACAGACCGCCCTGCGGCGGCGCCGACAACCGCCCAGCCTTACCAACAACGAGGCGCACTTCTCGGGGCGCGACCGACTCACGACCAATCGCCATACGCGCAGGATAAACGCGGCCCAGCCCCGCGGCGGCGCGGCGCGCCGACACCCCCGATGTTCACGTTCTATAGTCGCAGCGACGCTGTACAGTCATCTGGGTGACGTTGTGCAGCAGATGGCGGGCACGCCACAAACGCAGCCTCGTCACCATCCGATACGACAACTTCACCATCACAACCAAAGGAGAAGAAGTGGCTTACACACTGCCCGCGGACATGCAAGTCGAGGTCAAGGTCTCCTACGTCGACGCCAGCGGCAACCCCGCCGGCGTCGACGGCGCCGTGGTCTGGGACACCAGCGACGCCACCATCGCCAAAGTCGTCGTCAACAGCGCCGACAGCACCCTATGCGAGGTCATCGCACCCGGCCCGGTCGGCAACGCCCAAGTCACCGCCACCGCCGACGCCGACCTCGGAGCCGGCACCACACCACTGATCACCACCCTCGACGTCACCGTCGTCGCCGGACAGGCCGTCGCCGGCACCATCAGCCCCGTCGGACCCGCCGAACCCATACCAGGGGTCTGACTATCTGACTACTCGAAGCTTCGGCTCAGACGGACGCAGCGCGGGCGGCAACTCAGCATCCAACGACTCGCGCCACACGGTCACCGCATCAGCTAGCCGATGCGTTGCGTCCTGCAATTTGCGCGGTGTCATCACACCCTCGCAAAGAGCCTTCAAGTCATCAGCCGCCTCGATAACCTCCTCAAGCAGCGCCCATCCGTCATTACGATCGCTCATGATCCGCGCACCGGAGTTGTGAGTGCCCGAGCGATGTCCCATCCTCGGCCGAGGCGATCGAACAATCGGTTGTAAGGCATGTTGAACTCTGCCGCCCACTGCACCAGCGACTGAGTGCGGCCATCGAAAGTAGCAGAACGGCTATTGCTCCGATTGCGGATCTGCTCAGTAGCGGTAGCCCAACGGCAGTTCTCGGGTGAATACGGACCCTGGAAATCTATTCGATCTAAGGTTGTACCGGCTGGCCGTACGCCCATATCGGCTAGAAAGACAGTGAAATCATCCCAGCGCGGATCAACAGTGATGCGGTCGATATACCGGATGCTTTCGCGGCAGCGTTGGCGCATGGAGACCCAGCTTTGATATGTAGGCGTGCCTGTCAGACCATGCGAAGTGCCGTATCCATTCCTAGTCACGGTTTCCAGATGAAGGCAGCCGCACGATTGAGTGTTGCCATTCCGAAGCGGGGCGGTGGGTACGTCTACTTCGTTACCGCACTCGCATAAGCATTTCCAATAGCGAATTTTGTCGCCATTTTTCTTCTGGCGGCTCCCGGCCAGGGCAATGACGGTCAGTCGCCCAAACGGCTGCCCTACTAAGTAGGGACGACCCCATAGAACTGTGGGATGCGTACCTAACGGCGTTGGTATCAACCATGAGCACTCGCCCTCGCCAAATGTGTGGTCATCGGGGTCGAGATCATCGAATGACATCTGCGCAGGATTACGGTGGACCATGTCGGCTCCTAACTAGTCGGCCACGCCTCGGGGCCGTGCAAGCGGCCGCCGAGGTCTTTCCTACCATAGGGGTCCGACAATAGGTACAGCAAACTCCCGCGCTGCCTATTGGCAAACGCGGGAGTTTGTAGAACTGCAGGTCAGAACGTTGGCGCGGTCAGGCCAGTTATCTCCACGACCGACTGCGGGTAACGACCTGCCGAGAAGGCCAAATAATTGTATATCTGGAGCAACACGGTCAGGTTAGTTGCCAAGGTCTCCGGCAGCACCCTGGCCCTGATACCGGATTCCCAAAGCACGAGGTCGCTAGCTCTCAAAACATAAATGATGTCCTGATTTCCGCTTGGCGTTCCCGGTCCGGCGGTCGTCGTGATGTTCGGGTCGGTGATCACCGGCAGCCCGTGCATCGTGCCCACGACCTGCTGAGACGCCACGTCCTGCAGGACGCCGGCCGCGTTGAACGGGTTGTTCGCGTTCGGCAGGAACAGCGGACGCTGCTGGGCGTCCAGCAGGGACAGGAACCATCCCCACCTCACTGGGTGCATGACGATGGCCTCGGGTGGCAGGAAGCGGGTGGTGTGGACCAACTGGACCGCGTTGGCGATCGCCGAATACACGGTCTGGATGGTCGGCGCCCCCGACAAGGCCACCGTCGAGATGCCGGGGGTGTTGTTCACACCGAGCACCTGACCGGCGGTGCCGGACCCGGCCAGCACCTGGGTGTCGGTGGAGGCGGCGTGCGCCGCGACCAGGTCGCGGAACACCACATCATCGAACGCAATGGGGCTCTGATCGATCAACTGAATTGACACGCCTTGCGCGCCGGCGATCGTGCGTACCGGTGCGTTGATGAACGTGTCGGTCAAGTCGGTCTTGCTGATCGGGGTGTTGTCGGCGGTCTGCACTCCGACGGTGGTTCCGGTGAGCAGCTTCGGAATGTTGATGCTGTCGGTTCCACCGGGCAGCGGCTGGCGCTGCACGAGGTTCGCGAAAGCCCTTCCGGGCCTTGCCAATTCGATATATTGATCCATTAGCCACGCGGGCGGCACCGCATACCCACCTTGGCCGTCGACCCGCGAGATGTCGCGGTATTCCTTGTAGGACTCGTCTTCGGCGACGTCCTGGGCGTGGCGCATCAGCCGACCGCGGGATTCGCCGTCGCCGTCCATGTTCAGGGTCAGTTTGATGAGATCCTTGACGTAGGAGCGGCGGTTGTTGCCCTTCTGGTAGGTGAGCTGCTCGGTGACCTTGGTGCGGGCGGTTTCGGCGCGCCGGATTTTGGCGAGGTTCTGCGAGATCTGGCCGGAGCGTTCCACCTCGCCGCGTACCTCGTCGATACGTTCGTCGAGGCCGATGATTTCGGCGCCTTCGGACTTCATGTCCTTCATGTATTTGCGGTATTCGGCGTCTTCCTCGGGTTCGAGGTCTTCGCGGCCCTGTTCGCGGGCCAGCAGCAGCACAGCTTCGGCTTTCTGCTGGGAGCGGGCGCGCTTCTCGGCGGTGTTCTCGCGGCGGCGCAGCAGCTGGCCGAGGAACTCCTCGAGCCCTCCGGCGGCGGGCACCGCGTTGTCGACGCGGCGCTCAAGTTGATCTGTCATCGAAGTTTCCTTCGTGGTCGGCCCGTTTTTGGGCGTAGAAACATGGGGACGTGGCTCGAGCTGGGCGAATGGTTCGTCACCGCTTCGCCGCTGGTGGGTTCGTCACCGGCACCTTTGAGCGACTGGGCTGCGTTTCTAGCGGCCAACTAGAACGTGTTGCCTGGCGGGATTGTAGGAGCGGGTTTCCCGTGGTCAGCGGCGCGACACGCCGTTTGTTAAGCAGTCGTGTCGGGGGATGTCGGCGCCGGGCATCGTTTGGCAGCCGAGCAGGGTCGCGACCGGTTGTCCGAACATGGCCGCGGTGCGGGCGGTGGGGCAGTCCGCGCGGTGTACCAGTACGCCACCGTTGGTGCCTTCGGTCAGCGCGATGTCGTATTCCATCAGCTGGCTTTGGGTTTCATCGTGTCGGCGAACCCGCACGCGGCGATCGCGCGTAGCCCCTCGGTGACGGTGATGGTTTCGGGGTCGCCGTATTCGCGGCGCAGCTCCTCGAGTCTGCGGCTGATGCCGACATCGCGGCCGGGGATGTGCTGCAGATCGCGGACCTGGCGGCGTGCTCGGGCCAGCAGTTTACGCATGTCGCCGTCGCCGCTGGCCTCGGCCATCTGGTAGCAGGCGACGATGGTGGACTCCAGCGCGGCCGCGAGTGACAGGTCGATCTGGTTGTCCATGTCGTTGTCGGGTTCCTCCTCGGACGCGTCGTGTTCGCCCTCGTAGTCGGGGTCATCGGGCATGTCGATGGTGCTGTCAGTGTGGTCCCAGTCGCTGCGGCCCTCGTCGTCATCGTCGTCGTCGTCGCGGCCGCCGCCCTTCTTGAACGGTTTGGCCTGTTTGCCGCCGAAGTTGCCGCCCTGACGCATCTGATCCAGGCCGTCCATCGCGGTCATATCGCCGCCGTGATCGGGGCAGGTGTCGCCGGGGCACATGTCCCCGCCTGGGCAGACCTCATCGTTGGCGAGCATCCAAAGCGAGTACATCTGTTTGTCGTACGCCTCGTCGTGCGCGTCGTAGCCGCCCTTGGCTCCCACACCCAGGTCGGCGCCCGGTGTGATGTCGGGACGCCCGCCCAGCGTGCGATCGTACGGGGTTATCTGCTTGTCGTAGCCCTGATCTTGGCCGGTGGAAGCCTTGATGTCGGGGTTCCACACGTACGGCGCGGTGAACGCCCGGTGCCCCGAACGTGGGGACGACCACGCCTTGGATTCGTCGCCGATCTGCACACCGAACCGTTTGGCGGCGGAGCGGATCTTGCCCATGATCGCCGACTGCTGCTCGGCGGTGTAACGCTGCTTGTTCTGCGCGAACCGGGCGGCCGCGTTGCGCACCCGCGCCGCGGAGTTCAGCGGGTAGCGTTTCTTGCCGTTGCCGCCCTTGGCGGGTTTGCCGTCGTTGTCGAGGTATCCGGGGTCGGCGAAGTTGGACACGTCGGCGTACTTTTTCGGGGTTTTCGCTCGCGCGTTGGACAGTGTGTGCATGGCGGCCATCACCTTGGTTTGATCCATTTTGCGTATCTCCACCAGATCGGAGTTGGACAGCGACGCCAGCACGTCCACGGCGTCGGACATCATCACCGCGGTGTTGGGGTTCATCCCGTAATTCACCACGGACACATCGCCCTTATGCAGCGAAACCTCGGTGATCATCCGCTGCGTGTAATCCGAGCTCCAGTCCTGGGCACGGACATGGAACGCGAAGCTCATCTCGTCGAGCAGCGGTCGGCGGCCCTCGCGGCTCTGCATCTTGGGGGCCAGGCGCTGCACGTCGGGGTCTGAGGGATTCAGCTCGGCGCGGATCAACAGCCCGTGGTCGTCGGCGCGCAAGCTCAGGGTGCCGTTTTTAGTGCCGGCGATCGGCAGGCCCTCGTGGTTGATGAGCAGCATCACGTCGGGGTTGGCGCCCAACGTTTTGTCGAACGCGCGCCGGTCGATCTGCTCGACCCAGCCGCCGGCGCGCACCCCGCCGTGCACGTCGTAGGCGTGGAACGTGGCGGCGTAGCCCTCGAGCACAAGATGGCCCGACGCGGCGTCGGTGCGCAGCTCCAGCGGGCTGGCCATCCTCCGGGTTTCGCGGATGTCGAGGATCTTTTCCCGCATGCGACGCTCGTCCAGAGTGGTCGTCATCGTTAACCTCCCATGCTGGTGGTTAGGTTCTCATCAGGAAGCCGCGGCCGTTGCGAGGCGCGCCGTTGGGTGACTGTCCGTCGTGGTCGGATTCGCCGCCGGCGATCGGGGGCATCGGGAAGCTGCCCGGGGTTTGCGGCGGCGGGGGCGGGTTGTTCGCGGCGGGTGGGAAGGTGGCGGGCATCATGCGGTTGGAGATGTAGAGCTGCTCGCCGCCCTCGATCGGGTCCATTTCCTCCTTCGCGCGGACCTCGTTGGCGGCGATCCACGGGTTGGCGGTCGAGGAGCCCAGCGCCAGCGCGTACGCCTTGTAGCGGCCCTCGATGTCGCCGCGCAGCAGCGAGTCATAGTCGAATTGGCAATACTGCCCGCGGGGCAGACACCGCGAAACCATCGACTCCATGCACGAGGTCCAGGCGCGGAACGTGAAAGTTATTGCGCCCAAAGTGATTTGCTCCACACCTGTACCCCACGCGGTGGTGTTGTGACTGATGATCCCGTTGGTGACGTGGGTGTGGGTGCCCTCGATCTCGATGCCGACTGTCTGACCGTCGCCCAGATGCTCGATGGTCTTGACACGGTCGAACTCGAAGACAACTGGTCGGACTTGTTTGCCGGAGCCGGTGAACGCCGCCAACTTCCGCTTCTTAGCCCAGTGCGCGAGGTCGAGGGTCTGCGCCAGTTTCGCCAACTCGCCTTTGCCTTTCACCCGCAGTTGCCATGCATCGCGGCAATCGGATTCGCCGCCGCGCGGCATTGTGCGCCGCCCGCCCCGACTGCCGAGGCACAGTGACGAATTGATGCCCAGCAGCGCCAGCAAGTGCTGGCAGCCTTCAAGCAGTTCGCGGCTGGTCGACGCGAAATGCGCGTGCGGCTGCTTGGCGGTAATGGACACGCAGCCGTCGGCATCGAAATAACCGGACAGGAATCCACGCCACGCGGCGGGGCCGCCTGCCATGACCATGTCGGGAACGAACTTGTCGTGGGCGTGGCTGCCGACGAGACCGGATTCCTTGAGGATGCCGCCGATGACTGAGGTGTGGCCGCTGTTGAGCAGATCGAAGCTGCGATGTCCACGGAATTTCAGGCTGCCACCAAGGGATTGCACGATGTTGCTCATCCGGGCGATCACGTCAAGATTGGTGTTGGCCCAGCACGAGTAGTGCTTATGGTCCATGCGGATGTGCCCGTCGCCGACCATCGAGCCGAGGAAGTAGCCGATATCGCCCGACAGGTGCCCCGTTTCGTCGGGCAGGTGACCGAGGCCGATACGCACATAGTTGCCTGGTTGAAGATCGCCGGCGTAGAGCCATTCACCATCGGTTGGCAGGGGCCGGTTGCCGGGGCTGCGCAGCCGCTGGAGACCCAAAATCGGGTGATCCGCCGTGCAGGTCAATTCCCGTCCCCGCACAGTAGTCATCTTGACGATCGGCTTGATCGGTGGCGTACCGATCCATGACACTGGTGACGCGACAAGTTTGGAGCCGTCCCACGCCATCACACGATCACCGACGCGCAGATCTTCCACCAGCTTGCGGCTGCCGTCAGCCATCGTCATCAGAGTGCCCGCTACCACGCATTCTTTCGTGTCTCCGATGAGGATTGGCGGCACCCCGTACATTAAACAAATTTCGCTGCGTTGAAATTGCCTGGTCGCGAGGAATTGTGATTCTTCCGGGCTAATTGTCAAATTCTGCCATTGGAACCCGTTCGTTAATACCGCCGGTAACCGACGTCCGCCGTGACTCGCGATCCAATTTTTTTGCTGACGTTCGACAGCTTTCTCGTCGAGATCCTGATCGGTGAACAGAATACCGCTCGGATTTGCGGATTCTTTAAAATACCGGTAACCAAACTCTTCGGCGCCCAGGCTCATGCCGATCGCGACGGCGGCCTGCTTGACGGGGCTCAATCCCCACGGTTCGCCGGGCATGGTGAAGCGGCGGATGTGGATCATGTCGGCGCGGTTGACCTGCTCGCCCATCACCCGGTAGACCGGCTCGAACCACATCAGGATGTCGGGGCGGCGCTCCAGAAACACGATGTCGGGATGCAAAGGCAACAAGGAGGTGGGGTTGTTCAGTTTGTCGCGGGACGTGACCAGGTGATAGGAGTTGCCCCGCAACGCCAGGCTGGCTACCACCATCCATTTCCACTGGAACAGGTCGAAACCCGGGAAAGGTTCGCGCAGCAAAGCTGGTTGGGGTTTGACTTCCTTCGGGACGCCCTTGGAGTCGCGGCGATACGCCTTCCACGGCAGCGAGGCGATCGTGTCGGCCAGCACCCGCACACACGCCAGCACGGTCATACAGGCCATCGCCCGGTGCACACCCAGGTAGTCGTCGATCACCCCGACCTGGGGTGGCGGGACGAACGACGAGCTCATCAAGTCGCGTTTCTCCATGCCGTTCTGGCGGCTGGTGAGGCGGGCGAGAATGCTCACGGGCGCAGTTTCCCCTAGCCGGTGAAGTTTTTGCTGGTCGCCACGCCGAGCAGCACCAGGCACAGACCGGCAATCATCAGGCCCAGCCACAGATGGATCAAAAAGCAGCCCACCGAGAACGCGGTCAGCCCCACGATCTCCAGCGCGGTGGAGATGGTTTCGCGCCGGTCCAGCGGTGCCTTGGGTGCCTCGATTGTGCCGACCTGCATCCGCACCCCGTTGTTGACTTTCAGCGTGAACGGCTCCGGCTCGTCGGGCGCCATGTCCTCGGGTGCGAGGTTCATTTCCTCGGCGTCGGTGACCGCGCGGGCGTAGTCGATCGCGCCCTGCTGGGTTTTGTCGCGGGCGTCCTGATAAAGCTTGCCGCCGCTGCCGAACGGGACCACGTTCGTGTCGTCGTCATGTGAATCGCTCATCGGTTTCCTTCCGCCACTTGTCGATCGTGTCGTCGTCGGGCCAGTCCCACACCGTCGGATCACCCACGATGGGAGGCGGGTTGTTCAGCAGCCACACCGCGCCGGCGCACGCCACCAGCGGGGCGGCGTCCACCGGGGAGTGGCGCCGGTCGAAAAACCAGGCGTCGCCGATCGTGCGGGCCACCGTGGAGGCGGCCGCGCGGTCCAACACCTGCGCCGGGCGGTGCGCGATGGTGCCGTCGACGATGCCGTCGTAGAACTCGCCCGCGCCGGCGGCCAGCTGCGCGACCGGGCCGCCCCAGTCGGTGATCGTGATCCCGGCCGCGCGTAGGTCGTCGGCCAAACCCGACGCCGGGGCGCCGGTCTTCTGAATGCAGATCCCCGCGAACTTATCCTTGCGCGCGGTGAGCCAGCCGGTGATCCAGTCGGTGCCCTTCCCGGGGGTTTTGACGACCTCGATGTGGATCTTGTCGTCGGCGCGCCGCGCGGCCACCGCGATATAGGCGCGGGTGCGGTGATAGTTCAGGTCGACACACGCGTACACCGGGGCGTCCTCGGCGCGGAATGATTGTTTGTCGATGGTGTCGTTCCACGCCTGCGCGGGAATGATTCCCGGTTTGAGCGCATCCACCCACTGGCAATTTGCGGTAGGAATCAGGTCACGTCCCGCGAGGAACAGGCTGTCTGGGCTGTCTACGGTGAGGCAGCGGGTCGGTCGGCTCGTTACAGGAGTGATAGCGCGAATGCTGATGGCGGTGCGCTCACCTGCCCGTGAGCGCGAATCGTGGATCAGCGCGGCCTTCCGCAGCAGCCGGAAGGGCTGCATGCCGCTGGCGGTGAAGCAGACCATGTACGCGGTGCCGTTATGCGACGGCACGAAGGTGGCGCGCTGCCCTAGGCTGCGGGCCAAATACAGCACCGATTCGGCCAGTTGTTTGTTGGTGTTGCAGAACCGCACCCGGTTGGCGGCGTCAATGCTGCCGTCGGTGTCGAGTAAACCTTGGAGCAGAGCCAGCCGTTGCTCCGTCCCGGCCGTCAGATAACGCTCGGGAACGTGTTTGTTGCGCCAGACGCCGATCTCTTTGGCGCGGTAGGTGAATCCGTCGTGAGACCAGGGTGGCGCGAGGTTCAGGCGGATGTACTGAGCAGTCCGGCCATTGGGGGTGATCGAGGTGGGGATGCCCAGCGCGGCGCGCATACCGTCCACATCTGCGTCCGCGCAGGTGATCTCAGGCTTACTCGCCGTTCCGTCGCCTAGCCATGCGCCGAGAACGTAGGGATCGAGCGGAAGTTCCACCGGCTTGCTGACGAGTTGGTGCTGGTCCGGCAGCCGGTAGGCATATCTGCCGCCAGTCCGATTGCGGGTCACACCTTTCTCTAGAAGCTGCTGTGTGGTCAGCGTCTCCCAGCCCCGGTTGCTGCGGCGGTCGTTCACCAGCCACCGATGGTCGGCGTCAGCGATTACCGTTCGACCGTCGGTGGTCGTCACCTCGAAACACGGCCTGTCATCGAACACGTCCGTGGCGCCCAGAATCTCGACCGGGTGGCCACCGGGATGGAACACCTGGTCGCCGGGTGCGGCTGTCCCTATCGTTTTCCACCCGGTCGTGGTGAGCACCGGTGTATCGACATCTAGGGCGAGGTACTCGGTGCGGAAGCCAGCCATGTCCTCGGCTTCCATGTTCTCGAAATGCGCCCGCAGATCATCGAGCGAAAAGTCGTTGAGCAGCCCCATCGCCGGGTTCGCCAAATACCAGTACCGGTCGTCGCGCGGGTCCACATCGTCGGGCACCGACCATTCGAAAAACCCGGTCTGGGTATCCAACGTGTCACCGACGGTGATCTTGCGGACCGCGGCCTCACGCAACCCGCGCAAAACCACACTGCGCAGATCCCCCGCATTCGAGGTGGCCAGCACCTGCGAACACGGGCGCACCGTGGTGGTCGGGGTGACCGCCCGCCACGCCTCGTTGCTGGTGTGCTCGCGGATCTCGTCGAGCCACGCGAAATCCACCGACAGCGACCGGCCACCCTTACGCGAGCTGGTGGCCGCGCGCCAGTTACGCCGATACGTCAGGATCGCGCGTTGCTTGCCGTTGGTGAGGTGGTGATGCAGCAGCTCACGGGCCAGCAGCGGATGATCACGGATGGTGTCGACCACCTCGGTCAAGGTGGCCTCGGCGTAGTCCAGGTTCTGGGCGGCGACCACCGCGAGTTTGGCGGCCGGCCACCTGGGGTGCGGGCGGCCCTGGCGGTCCATGAACAGCCGCCATATCCCCAGCCCCTTACCCCACGTGGTTTTCCCGTTTTGCCGGGCTACCAGAATGACCAGGAAGCGGAACCTGAATCCTGTTCCGTCCCTTCGTTTTTCCAGCGCCCGGTAGTACAGCCATTTCTGCCACGGCAAAAGGTGCCAGCCGAGGATGACCTCGAGGAAGTAGCAGCATTGCCAGCCCCAGCTGGCTTCGGGTTTGATGCCGAACTTGGCGTCGGGGTCGGCGTGCTCGGGCAGCGGCGGGGTGAACAACCGGGGAAGGGTTGACCCGACCCGCGGATCGACGTCGACGACAGCGCTCACTTGACGTGCCTGGCGTAGCGGTCGAAAGCCTGGTCGTCCTTGGCGGTCCAATGCAACGAGGCCAGCACCTCGCGGGCGGCCTGGGTTTCCCGCGCCTCGGTGACCGCGTCGGCGACCAGCTTCCTCACCGGAGCGGTCACCCACACCCACAGCGCGTCCAGCGCGTCGCACAGCAGCCTGCGCACGCGTCAATCGTCGCGCCAGGTTTTCCGTGGCCTAAGTCAAGGACATTCGCGGCGTGTCGCCTATATGATGGGCCGCTCCAAGGCGGTATAGACGGCGACGAAATCGAACCGCAGATAGGGTCCTTCGCTGCCGGCGCGCACGTAATGCGCGTATTTCGGGTCCAAGGTGCGACTGGCGGGGATGTTCATGGATTCGGTGGACTCGGGCACGTCATCGATGATCCGGCCGTCGACGGGTCCGCCGCGCAGGATCGCGTTCATTGATGTCTGCGTTTCTGCAAAGCGGCGACCAGGAAATACAGCAGCAGCAGCCCGGCGAGCACACCGACCGCGGCGCTAGCCATCGGAGGCCATTTCGACGCGGCGCTGCGCGCGGTAGCGGGCCAGCTCGTCGACGGGTTCGGCGTCGTCGAGCTCGGTGTCGCTCATCGGTGGGACCGGCCCGGCGGTGACGGTCTCCTCGGCGATGTCGTAGATCTTGGCCTGATCGGCCATCAGCCGGCGCGCCACCTCGATGGCCTTGAGGTCGCCCTCGGTGACGTGGACGAACGCTTCGCGGACCAGGATCTCCATGCGGGCCATGTAGATGGTCATCGCGTTTTCGTTGCGCAGAATGTGGTCCTTGGTGGCGCGTTCCAGTTCGGCGTTGACGATTTGGCTGACCCGCATCTTGGTGAGGTTGATCTGCGGGTTGTCGGCGATCTTCTGCTGGCTGTTGCCGGCGACGAACATGTCGAGGATCAGCTGGTCGCGGCGTTTACGCGCGGCGCCGCTCAGCCGCGGTGGCTGCGGTTTGCGTGCCATGTTGTCCTCACGGTTTGTATCGTCCCACCAGGGCGGGGTCACCCAGGTTGGGTGTGTCGCCGAGCGGGTCTTTCCCGGTGCGTTCCTTGATGATTTCACGCATCAGCCACGCGCGGCCGTACGCCGCCTTGTAGGGGCGGAACAGTTCCTCGTTGCGGGTGATGTCGCGGTCCCAGCCGGGGCTGTCGGCTTTGGCGCCGGTGTACTTCTCGGCGTCGGTGTTGTGTTCCCAGGCGTAGATATTGCCGCGCACCCGGCGCACCTCCGACAGGGTTTCCACGATGCAGGTAAACGCGGTATCTTCCCAACCCCAGCCCACGAATTCGGGCGGTTGACCGCCTAGGCGCCACCACTCGTCACAGGTAGCGACCAGGCAGCCGCCGACCCCGTTGGGGCCGTCACCGTCCCACGCCATGATGTAGGGCACGTCGGCCAACTCATTAAACGGGGTCTTAACACTGTCAGCAGGCAGAATCCGATAATTAGTAAAAGGCCAGCACACGCCGACGGGATCGCCGACCGCCTTGATGACATTGCGAATATCCGGCACGGTATCTGCGTCGGAGATTACTACGACATCGGTCTTGGCCTTTCGAACGCCGTTATTGCGCGCCTGACTGAGACTGAACACTTCGGTGTCGCTGTCGGCAGTGACGACCGGCCAGTTGACTAGTCGCCAGAACTCGCGCACACGCCTGTAGGCCGCGAGCCGTGACGGTGATGGCCGCCACGGAATAACGACTGTGGCCTCAGGCTGACTGGTCACGATCGACATCATTGTGGGTGAATAGTTCTAGGCGCTTGAGGCGCGCCACTTCAGCGGCTTCTTCAGGGGTATCGAAAGATCCCAGCCAATACGCTTGGCGCCGATGTATAACTCGAGCACCCCATTTCCCGTTCCAGACGCGGACGACACCGCGCATGCCACTAGTGCTGTTGCGGTAAGCGCCGGTTTGGTTCTGGTTGTTTTGAGATCGGCTAGCGGCCCGTAGGTGTCTCGGATTCACGCAGATTCGATTGCGGCATCTGTGATCGACCTCATCTGGCACCGAGCCGTATGCCAGGTAATAGGCGAAGCGGTGAGCGCGCCATAACTTGTCCGAATCCCTGAAAACGCCGTAGCCGCCTCTGGTGAGCGCGGCTCTCCAAATCCAGCAGCGACTGCCCAGTGCCGGCTGGAAGGGACCGTCCTTATCGACCTTCGCCCAGAAGCGTTTCATGTCGGTGCGATGACCTTGCCGCACTGCACGCAGGTGCGCGGGTGCTCGGACTGCGGCAAAAACTCGTGCGCGCAGGTGTCCACCTCGGGGTCCAGCCCGGCGTAGCCGGTGCACAGGCACGGCTTGGACGCGGTGTACTGGCATCTTTCGTCGGACCAGCCGGACAGGATTTTCACCCGGCAGGCCCGGTCACCGTCGAGGTTGTGCTGTTTGGCGGAGTGCCCGCAGCTCTGACATTGGGGGCTCACACCCGATATTGTCGGCGCGCCGGGGCCGGTTGTGAACCTAGACACGCGATGATGGGCGCATGGCCGCAAAGACAGAAGACTCCCCCGAACAGTTAGTCCACAAGCCGGTGACTCACCCGGCCCTGACCACTCCGTGCACGGTGACGCAGCTGCGTAACTGGCTCGAGCAGGGTGTGATCGCCGTCACCAGCGGGGACCACTGGGAGAGCACCATCACCACCACCGCCACGTCGATAAGCGTCTCCTGATGATGTTGCGGGCAGTGCCAGTCAAGGTCACCGCCCCTCCGCTCGTTTCAAGGTCGCGAGGTCGGCATGTGAGTCCACGGGTATGTCGTAGGCTCCGGCGCGCACTGGCCGGGTGGTGAAGATCGCCACCGCCTCGTAGCGGTGCACAACCGTCGATCCGAAGGTGGGGTCGATGTTCATGTCCTCACGGATCGGTGGAAGTCCCCGACCGGTGGTCAGCGCATACCCCTTGGCTTTGATGTCCTCGGGTGTGTGTTCCATCCATCTGCCTTGAAGCGCGCGGTCCAGCAGCGCGGCGCTGGGGAACACGTGAACGTCGTGCAAGACGCCGTCGCGGGGCAGCGGGGCGTGCATGATCGGCGAGATCAACAGGCCGCGTTGCACCCAGTACCAGCGCCACGCATGTCGGAGCATGGGTTCGGCGATAGGACGGTTGTCGGGTCGAGGCGAGAAAGTGCGCAGCCCCAGTTCGATGCGGTGCTTGTTGTCGTGCCCTCTGATCCATGCGTCCCTGGACTGTTCATCATCGAACGGTATCGCGCGCCACGGCTGGCAGTCCCGACAGCCAACGAGGTACTGGATGCGTGTGACCAGGGGTTTGCACGATCGGCAATAGAAAGGGCAGTTGACGGTGGGCACCACGTCGGTGCGGCCGCAGTAGAGGCAACGCGTCACGGAGCCATCCTGACACCGGCGGCTACCGATACCGTGCCCACACGGCGCCCAAGCACCGAATATGTCCTGGTTGTTAGCGGTAGCGGAGGGATTCAGACCCTCCGATGTCAGGATTCATCTGACAGGGGGTCCTCTTCGTGGACGTACTTCCAGCTGCCTTCGCCGGCGCTGGCGCGCCACACCGAGCGCACCGTCGGCACATCCAGAAGCATGTAGCCGGTCTTCATGAGCTGAAAGCACTCGAAGATGTCCGCGCCCCAGTGCACGCACTCGTGGTCCCCCTCCGGGTAGGGATGCTCGCGCAGCAGATCCACGCGCGCTGCGAACACCCCGCCCTGGATGTGATGACGGGGCAGGCTCGGCGAGAACCCGGCGTTCTCCGGGCGCCCGGAGTCGGCGAGGCTGCCGGTCATCGCCACCGTGCGGTCGGCGATCAGCGGCGCCAGCAGGTCCAGCGACCAGGTGACATCACGGGCGTGGCCGTGGTTGGTGCACACGTACAGCAGGTAGGGGTGGCGCGCCAGGTCGACGGCCAGGTTGAGCGCCGGGCCGTACATCAGGTTCTTGCCGAGTTGCCATTGATAGCGGGTTTGGACGCCGTCAACCTGCGCTGTGATCATCGCGTCGGCGAGGCGCTGCGATGTGGTGGCGCTGTTGTCGATGACGATCAGTTCGGCGTCCAGCGCGGGCAGCGCCAGCGCGGGCAGCAGATCACGCTGCAACCGTTCGATGCTTTTGTCCTCGTTGTTGTAGGCGATCATCACCGCCGTGACCGGAATCACCAGTACCTCGGAAACTGCATCGGCTCGGGATAGTCGGGGCATTCCAAGGACGCCAGGAACTCCTCGGGTGTGTCATATTCGGACTCCAAGTACATGCACCGTAGTCCGTCGCCCATGCTGTAGAACAGTTCGGTGTGGTCGCTCACGTCTTCTCCTGGCTCGCGTAGAACTGCGCGACCTTGGGGATCGCACCGGGGACATCGTTGCCAGTAGCGGATCAATCGGGCCATCGCGCCCACCAGCTGTTCACGTCGGGCACGTATTCGCCGATGCGGTAGATGAACTCGCCGTCGTTGAAGATCGCGCCGTAGAAGCACACCCAGCCATTCATTGGGTGCCTGGTTTCAGGCGCGCCGCACGCGGGGTGCCAGTGATTCTTGTCGGCCTGGTGTGGGTTCATCGTGAGTGTTGTACCGGGATGGATCGTCGGGGAGCGCAGGCATTCATGCAGGAACTCGTCGAACACCATGATCTCAGGTTCGCCGTCTAGGCAGTTGAATCCATGATCACCCATCACGGATCTCAATCCTCTTCGTCTGCGTAGAACTGCGCGACCTTGGGGATCGCGCCCGCCATCTGACGCAGCGCCAAAGCCTGGACCTGCAGGCGCAATGCCAACGCCTCCAGCTGCGCCGCCAGCTCCAGCGTCTGCCTGATCTCCAGGATCGGGCCGCCGGCGAACGCGGCGCGGCACTCATACGGGGTGCGGAACGGGCCGCCGGGCAGGTACTCGATGAGTCCCTCGTGCTCGCTCATTTGACCGCGATCGCGTAGATGTCGCCCGGTGTGGCGGTGTCGATCATGCGGAAATGGAACATCTCCAGCCAGGTCTCCAGATGGTAGCGATCCACGTTGCGGTAAAACTCGCCGTCGCGCAGCGGGCCGCCGTCGACCGCGGAGTGCTCGCCCCGGCCGTCGCCGGCCGCCGTCACCAGGAACACCCCACCGGTCATCAGCATCCGGTGGGCATTACGGCAGATCGCCTCGGCGTCGGGTGTGTGCTCCAGCGTCTCGCAGCACACCACGGTGTCCACCCCATCGGACACGAAGTGCTGCATCCATCCCGTGCCCAGCCACGCCAAGCCAGGGACTGGCCAGTGCGCCGCGTCGGCAACCAAATCCACGTTCGGGCCGTCGGCGATGTCTACGCCGACGTAAGCCGCGTCACCGAACAGCGGGCGCACCGGCCCGGAAAAGGGCCAGTCCCCTGCGACGGTGCGCGACCCCAACTCGATCACGCAGCGGCGCGGCTCGAGCTGCCTGACCGTGTCCGCGACGAACCGGTACGCACCCTCATGCATCAACGCACCTTCTCGTAGGTGAACGGATCGCGCCACGCCTCGACAACGGACGGCATCCGCCCGCCGGCAGCGAGGGACCGTATGGCCTGCTCGGCGGGCGCCGCGACGTAGGGGGCGTCGGCGGCCCAGGCGCCGGCGGCCAGTTGGATCGCCCGTAACCCTTGCGACACGGTGATCGTCTCGGAACCGCGGTGCCTCTCCATCCATTCAGCAGGCTCCTCGTAGCGCGGCCACTGCCGCTTCTGCCAGGCGTACCGCAGGTCCATGATCAGCCAGCCCGCCGCGCCGCTCAGCAGCGTCCCCACGATCAGCATCTCCGGTGCCATATCAGCTTCTCTCCGGCGGCTTCGGGAGCATGGAGTACAACAGCCATTTCTGCCACGGCGGCAGCTGCTGCCAGTCCTCGAACATCTCGTTGAGCATCGTCCATCGACTGTCGTCCTCAAACGGATCGGTACTCACTGCGCCGGCTCCGCGACGGGTCCGTACGGGTTCTCGTGGCAGTGCAGGGATGTGGTCCGCTTGCCCGCCGCCGGGTCGGCGTGCCACCACTGCTCGCCCTCGTCGCGGCTGATGAACTTCATGATGTTCTCCCCGCAGTGCCTGCACCTCATCGCGGTGCGCTCCAACCCGGACAGTGCCCCATCCTCACCGCCCCGGTGTCCCAGCCGTGGCGGATGCCGCAGTTCCACGCCTTACGCTCACCACGCGGGCGTGCACCCATCGAGCAGTCAATCGGCTCCCCATCGGCGTGGTCCACCAGACTCGGCTGGGTGTAGCAGATCCCGATGCTGCGGGCCTGCGCCCATCGGGAGATCCGCAGCGGCAACTCCTCGCCGCGCGTCTCGATGTCACGCAACAGCGGCTCGATCATCCTGATCCGCAGCGCATACCCCACGCTGCCGATCAGGCAGTCGCTCACGATCCATGCCTTACCCTCGCTGATCGCGGTGCGCGCCGCGTTACCGGACTGGCGCTGGGTCTCACCCGATGGGTTCCCATACCCCAGATACAGCCCGACGATCGGGGCCGGCGCGAACGCCAGCGCCGCCGCCAGGTGCGCCCGGAAATCTTTGACCGGCTGCGCGTCGTCCTCGAGGACCACACACCAGTCCACATGCCGGTACGCCAGCGCGCGCAGCACCGCGATGTGGTTGGCCTCGCAACCCAGGCTGCCGTCGTCGACGTTGGTGACCACCGCGGCCACCGAGCGGCGCAGCAGCCGCACGGCTTCCAGGCGCGAGTCGTGCGCGACGATACCGATCGCGATCGTCATGTCAAACCTCGTCAGCCATCGTCGCTGAGCAGCTCATCGAGGACCGCGTTGATCATGATGGTCTGCGCTCGCATGGCCGCGGCGACGTTGGGTCCCCTGGCCATGCTGGCGCGGTAGTCGTCGCGTTTTTCGCGCAGCTTCTCCTTGTCGACCATGACCAGCTTGCGCTCAGACATCTTCCCCGCCGAGCAGCTCATCGAGGATGCCGTCGATCACCGCGGCCTGCGCCCCCAAAAGCAGCCACGCCGACGCGAGCGAGTTGTCCTTGCGGGCCATCTCCACCACCTCCCGGTGATTCTCCTTCAAACCCTTCAGCAGCTCGCGACGCGTCACCGGGCGGCCCTGCAACCTGGCCGGCCGATCCGACGCGCCCAGCGTCACACCCTGTGTCACGTCGGTGGCCCAGCGGGCGATGGTGTCATGGAAGGAGAACACCCCACCCGCCTCCCCCCGGGAGTCGATCACCTGCTGACACGCCCCGCAGATGGTGTCGACGGTGTTGTCGGCGCGGTGCACCCGAAACGTGGCGCGGTGCTCACACGTTTGGATCGGTTTGATCATTCCGCTGACCACGGTGCCCACCGGCTCGTCGGCGGCCACCAGAAACGTGTCCTCGCCACGCGCGCCGAGCAGCACAGCGTCGGACTGCAGGTCGTACAGGCCCAGCTCGTGGGCGTCGCGCAGCACCCCAGCGTCGGCGGCCGGCTCATCGATTGCCTCAACCCAGTGCGGCAGGAAAAACGGCGGCTTCTCCAGATTGATCGCCCGTTCCATATAGCCCCGCCACGCGAAACCCTCCGGCTCGTAGTCGTCGTTGGAGCCGTCCGGCCAGTGGCTGGTTAGCAGATACTTGGACCCGGAGGCCCGGAACAGGTCCAGGCACCTGGTGATCTCCTCGTTGGGGAAGTGGATCAGGACGTGGCGGGCCAGGATCAGGTCGACCTTCGGGATCTCCTGCACGGTCAGCAGGCTGCGTACCTGGAACCTGACATTGGGCCGCTCACTGAACGTTATGTTGTTCGCCGCGATCATCGACTCCTCGACATCCCAGCCCAGATAGGCGACATCACCGAGGTCGACCTGGCTCATCCAGTTCCAGTCCCCGCACCCAACGTCCAGCACGGACTTGATCCCGTAACGTTCGAACAGGATCGGCAAAAGCTCACGCAAAGCCGTCGTCTGCGCCAGCGTGGCGCCCGGCCCGTTCGCCGTCTCGATCGTCCCGAACTCCTCCGGGCGGGAGCGGTGCAGCTCCGTAATTTCTGCCCAAGCTTTCTGATTGTCGTCGGCGAAACTCATGGGGTTGCCTCCTCGTGGGTGTTGACGAATTCGGTCACGTCATCCAGGGCCTGGCGGTAGCCATCCCACCAACTGCTACTCCCCTTAATCGTGCTGACGTGTCCATCTCCGGTCTGCTCACGTTCTTGAAGTTTCTCCAGCGCGCTGTCGGCGAGCTTGCGCAACTGGGCCAGATAGTCCGTCAGAATCACTTCGACACCACCTTGATCAGCGAGTGCGGCACGCCCACCAGCAGCGAATGCGCCACCCTGCAGTCGCAGGGTTCCTCAACGTCGTGACCGTGAGGATGCGACGAGGGATTGAAGTCCGGGCAGGCCGTGTCGGCGCACGCCCGGTACGGGTGCTCCACATGCAGGCAACCCGTGCTGCAGTGCTGATACACCCGGTGGCCACACCACGGACAGAAGTTCCAGCTCACGTGGACTCGCCCAGATGCACGGTGATCCGCCAGTGCCCGTCGGTGTGCTCGATCACGCTCACCTCCGCGGCAGCGAGGCCATCCTCGCCCATGATCGCCTTGACCTCCTCGAACCAGTCACTGGCCTCGGAAAGCCGGCACGGCGTGGACAGTTGCAGGGTGGTGTACTTGTCAGCCATCGGATTCCTCCTCGCAAACACACGGCCACTGGTCGCAGTTGTCGCACCACCACGAACCGTCGAAATCGGAGCGGTAACAACCGGAACAGACCATTACAGCTCCTTTGTCTCGCGGACAGCGGCGTCCACACTCATCGGTATCCACACCGGCCCCCAGCTCAAGTCATGCCCGCAGTCCTCACACACCCCATGCAGACGGACCTGCATCATCTCGCCCATCAGCTCACCGCGTCTGACCAGCCCGGTCGGCTCATAGACGATGTGCATCACAGATATCTCGGATTCGCCCAGCGGACCTCAATCCACGGCCCGTCACAGTGACGCAGCGGCCGGTGCCACCGCCGCAGCGCCTCAATCACATCCAACTGCGCCTGCACCCCCGGCATGTCCTCATCACGCTCGATCGTGACAATCACTGCCCGACGACCACCGTGATCACATCGGCGGTGCTCTCAACCGGGAAGCTGTGATGCGCCCCGCTGGTCACCGCAGCGACCTCGATCGCGAACCCCAGCAGATCACGAACCGTGCACGGAGTCTGCAGCGTCGGCCCCGAACCACCACCCGGGACGTCGGGCGGCACATCACCAGAGCTGCCCTGCTGCACCGTGGCCACCGTCATCGTGGCCCCGGTCCCGGCCATCTGAGCGTCCATCACGGCCGTCAGCTGCGGCAGATCCTGATCCCCCAAAGCGTTCAGGAACGTCTCGACATATCCCCAGTTGCCATCTTTCGTCACCACCACATTGCCGATCCCGACCGTGGGCAGCGCCTCAAGCGCGGACTGCACCACCCCCGCCGCCGGGTGATACTGAATCGGGGCGGTGTCCGCACCGTTGAAACCCAGCACGAACTTCCCCGACCCCGGGGAGTTGCCGATGTCGAACCGCTGAACCTCGTTGACCATGCGCCCTCCTACGCCACGCTGATGGTAACGGCAAATAGGGAACACACCGACCGGACGCGCCGATCAGTCCGGCCACACACCAAGCCGCCACGTGTCATGCAGATAACCGAACGTGTGCACGTGCGGGATCGTCGTGTCGGTCAGCCGCCACGTCATTGACCACTGCTCGGGCAGCAGGTGGTCGTAGCGCAGGATCACACCCGGCGCCGCGCGTTCATAGGCCACGAACGGCCCCCACTGTCTGGTCACCTCCGGGTCAAGCCTGGGCATCTGGGCGATCCAGTAGCCCACCCCGCTGTCGTTGGACATCACATGCCCATGTCCAACGACGCTGAACATGCGGGTGTAGAGCTGGCGGTCCAGAAACCACAGCCGCGGGCGGCGCTCCGGCGCCGACCCGTTGAACAGATACCCGACGAACTCCTCGTCAATCAGGCCGCTCGGATCGGTCATCGTCGCGCCGCCGGAACCAACCGACCACGATGCCCGCCATCAGCATCCAGCACGCCAGCAGGCACAGCATCACCGCCGCCATCGACACGATCAGCGCCGCCAGCATCACCCAAACCCCCCGAAAATCGCAGCGAAAAAACACGACAACGATCGAAAAGCCTAGAAAACGCCGGAAAACCGCGGATAAACCCCGAAAAACCGTTCAATTACGTCACATCCCCGTCATAGGGCCCCAACCCGCCGGCCTCACGCAAAAACCGCCGCGCCCGCTCCATCGGATCAACATGGCTGGTATACGCATTGCAGTTGCCGCACCAGCCCCACTCAATGTCATGCGGGTTGTAACTCGTCATGTCACACACCGGGCACGTGACATGCGGATACTGCTCGTGATGCGGATAATCCTTACCAACCATTTCAGCCCTCCGGGTGACGGCATCGGATGCAGGCCATCTCAAAGTCCGGGTAGCACCATTCCCCGCAGTCGAAGCACCAAGCCCGGTGAGCACCCACCGTGCGGTGCGCCCGGCAGGCACGCGGCTCGTGACCCACAAAATTGCCGTCCACATCAAAGACAGCCGTCACAGGCTCGCTCACCACATCACCCACAGCACCAGCACACCCACCACGATCAACCCGTAGATGGTCAGGCAGACCCTCTCTGTGCGGCTCACGTGTTACACGCGATCGCGAGGTTCATCGCCATCACGGTCTCGCGCAGCTTGCGGTGCGCCGCCGTGGCATCCGCGGACCCCAGTGTGTGCGCGTCGAACAGATCGGCCAGCTCACGGGCCTTGGCCCGGATGGCCTGGTACGCCGCGATCTGCTCGTCGGTCGGCGGATGGTAGGTGTACCAGATGTTCTTCTCGATCTCGGTGGCCATTCAGATCGTTCCTTCCCTTCCGAAGTTCGGCAGCGCAGGCTTGCCGTCCGCTCTGCCCCACAGGTGAAGCACGTTCGCGGTGATGTTGATGTGCTCGGCGGACGGGACGAAACACTGATAGGCGTGCCCGTCCGCGAACACGGCGTGGTGCAGCATCTTCAGATCCGCATACGACGGGAACCGATAGGGCTTCTCGTAGCTGATCGAGGCGTGCAGCCAGTCCGTGCCGGGCTCGCTGTCGGGGTCCCAAGATACGATGATCCCGCGGCCGTTGCCCAGGATGTACCAGGCGTCATCACCCAGTCGCTTAGGCTTGTCCCACTCCCCCTGTAGTCGCCGGTGGACCGCGGCGATGTCGATGTTGTCCGCGGGCAGCCCGGTCATGTTGTCCTCGCAGCGTTCGGTCCCGTCGTAGTCCTCGGGATGGTAATCAAACTGGCTCACATCACCGCCCCGTCCGGCCACAGCATGTCGTAATCCTCCTTCGGGCAATGCTGGCGCCGCCGCCGCACTGGGTCGAGCTGCCGGTGTTTCGGCTCAAGCACTGTCTGCTGGTCACGCTCGACCCACTCATGGAAACCCAGCAGGCATCTAACGCGCATACGGGTTGAACCTCCTCCGGCGCCACCACGGCCGCGCCTCAACCTCCTCAATCGCCCGCAACAAGCTGATGTTGCAACCGACCAGCTTGGTGATGATCTCCTCAACCTCGGCGGATGTGGGCCGGATAGCGGGATGGTGGTGCAGCTTGTTCCAGCGGTTCATCGTCTCGGTGACATCATCACGCGCCATCTCTACGAAGCTGCTCATAGCCGCGCCTGCCGGAATAAGTCCACCTTGTGGCCGAGATGCTTGTTGAGCTCCACCGTGCGCTCACCAGGCCGAGCGAAGACATACATCTGACGGCACGTATCGCAATCCAGCACGTAGTCGATCACGCGGCCATCGGACGTACGCTCGCTCACTTGATCTGCTCCATCACCGGCCCATAAGTACCGTTCATCTCAATCCGCTCGCCCTGCCACAGCATCCCCTCACAGCAGCACTGCCGGTCAGGCCACCGGCACTGCCGCCCAACATGGCGGTAAGCAAAATGCCCGCAATCAGCACAGATCCCACCAGGACCAGCGTCATACAGATCCTGCACAGCGCTCACGGCGCTCACTTGGTCTGCTCCCGCAACCCCACCCCGAACGCAACCGCCTGGCACTTCATATCGTTCTCGACCGCATAACGCATCGCCGCCAGCTCCGTGCCGAACAACACGAACTCCGAGCCGTCGGAATGATACGCACACCACACATGCCGCTGAGCCCTCTCGGCCTTCGCCTTACGCGCCGCCACCCCGCGCGTTCGCGTGTCCACGTCCGTGCCCGCCGCCGTCTCAGCCATCCGCTAACTCCTCACTCCTGCCTAACCAAACGCCTCACCAGCGCAAACTTCCAAACCGTCGCCCGGCCGGAGACACGACGCAGCAAATCCCACAACCCCACACACAACACCCCACCCAAATACAGCACACAACCCACCAACACCAAAAACAGGAACCCGTCCACTCGCACCTTTCTCGTGGGAAACCGGCCCAATCAGGCCAGATGGGTCCGGTCCTTCGCGTCTTTCGTTCCGGCAACCCCCACCGAGGTCTTACCTCGCGCTGATAGACGAGGGGCGCTAGCAGATCAACCCTAGCAGCACCACTTCCACACGCATACTGAAACACATGGCGTGGCAAGACGTCCGCTGGCACCTGGCCTGGAAACTGCACCACCTCACCCACCGCCGCTGGTGGCCGCCCAACCGCAAAGCCCGACACACCCTCCAACAACACATGGAGCAACTAGCCCGCACCGACCCCCACGCCCCCGACCGGGAGTACTAGCCCTGACCAGTGGCTTTGATGCGCGATTTACCGGTATCTGGGTAAAATCCAAACAACGCGCGGGATGCGTTGTCGCAGCACGTTTTTCACGCGCTAGCAAACACGTCTGAAACATCCACTGCCGCAACGCATTTCGGGTACATTCGCGGCGATGCGCAAAACTAGTTCTCACGGGGGGAGAAACCGCGAG